AAACTACTTCACGCAGAGAAGATGAGACGGGGGGAGATAGAATTTTCAGGTAAAGTATTCGAGCATCAGAAGGGAGACTGGAAAGATGAGTTCGTTCTGATTGTATTATCAACTCCCATCTTCATGTTAGCTTACTCTGTATTTACAGATGATCCAGAGATTGAAAGAAAGATGGATTTATTCTTTGAGAAACTACAATCTATGCCTTGGTGGTTGGTTGGACTTTGGGTGTCCGTTGTTGCTGCGATCTATGGTATCAAAGCTAGTGAGATTAAAAACTTTAGCGGTAAATGACAATTAAAAATGCTTTCACACAACAGTACAGTAAAAAGGTAAGTTTATTATCTCAACAAACAGGCAAGTATGGCAAAAAGAAAATTAAATCTAGAAAAACAACCACACGAAAGAATAGCAAAAAGTACTAGCCTTGGTAGACGACCTAAAACGTCATCTATGAATAAGCATAAAAGACGTAATTGGAAAAAATATAATGCTCAAGGTCGTTAGTTTATTAATTATCATATTGTTTACAGGATGTTCTAAAGATATTAATTTAGATCCCATACAAACAGTAGGTAATAAAGTAGTTCAAACCTTACTGCAAAAAACTAAATAATCTATGAAACCCATAATGATTACCTTGATGTACTTAACTTTTGGTGGCGACATCAAGCTAGATACATTTGAGATATTTACAAGTTGTAGCTCTTGGTTTAATAATAACGTAGTGGTACATGAGAAGAAGAAGAAAACCCTTCTATCGAATCATTATTATTACAAGTACCAAGATAAAAAAGTTATAGGTTATATTTGTGGAGGAGAAGAACCAAGATGAAAGTTAGCGAGAATACATCAGTAGCTATGCCAATTAAAAATATGGTAGGTATTGTTATCGCTGTAGCTATGGGTGTCTTTGCTTACACCGAAGTTACTGCTAGACTTACATCATTAGAAACTTCACGTGAATTATTCCAAGCTGACTTACTTAAAAAAAGTGAACAGAAACCTACAGACCAAGAACAATTTATGTTGATTGAAAGTTTGTTTGAAGATGTAGAGAAGTTAATTAAAAACCAAGAACAAAACATGACTAACAAAGTTAATATAGAATTTCTTAAAACACAACTAGAAAAAACACTAGCTGATGTAGAAAAATTAAAAGACAAAGTTAGAAAGAATGGAAACGGACACTAATGATAGCAGAGATTGTAGCACTCCTTATGTTTATAGGACCAGATATTAAAGAACATAGAATACAAGAGTCTATGTCTGTATGTCTTAAACATAAACGTGAAGCCATGAGACAAGTCAAAGCTAACATAGATTATAAATGTATTAAATCTAAAGCAACACTTGAAACAAATATTGATGGATCTAAATCTATCAAATCACTTATATTAGAATAATGGAAATTATTTGCTATGTATTTCTAATGCTATGGCTCATGGGAATATCTGAATAGTGTATTGTATCTTATGGATGCGTAATGATAAGTGGGAGTTGTTCACCAATGAGATATGGGACACAGAAAAAGAAGCCACAGAATATGCTAACAGGGGGAACTTTAAAAAGAAAGATAAATGGAAAGTTGTCTTATATGATAAAAAATATTATAAACAATTATGGCTATAACATATAGAGGTGAAAAATTTGCAGGTTATAACAAACCTAAAAATGCTAGAACTAAAAGTAAAAAGTTTGCAGTTCTGGCTAAGTCAGGTAATCAAGTTAAGCTGATTAGATACGGCGATGCAAATATGACCATCAAAAAAGATCAACCCGCTAGACGTAAATCATTTAGAGCTAGACACAAATGCAATACAGCTACAAGTAAACTCACAGCTCGTTATTGGTCCTGCAAAAAATGGTAAAGAAAAAAACCTGGTCTCGTAACAATCTAACTTTAGTATGTGGAAAATGTACGATGTGTGAAAGAGAACTCTTGAGTAATGATGGTGGGTGGATTATAAATGCAGAGAAGAAACATTTTTGTGAACACTATGGTGAGAACACAGAAAGTTGTTTCGATCAATATATAAAAATGGAGAAACAAAATGTACGGCAAGAAATCAAAAGGTAAACTTACAGCTAAACAAAAGACTTTACCTAAAGGACTACAAAAAAAGATAATGAAATCTAAGGCTAAGAAGAAAAAGTAATGGCTAAACTTTGTGCAAAAGGTAAAGCTGCTGCCAAACGAAAGTTTAAAGTATACCCCTCTGCGTACGCCAATATGTACGCAAGTGGTGTATGTTCAGGTAGAATCAAACCTAAAAAAACAGGTAAGAAAAAATAATGTCAAAAGGTTTACGATCATGGGTACAAGCTAATTGGGTAGACATTGCTAATCCAAAAAAAAGCGGTGGCTTTCCCAAGTGTGGTCGTAGTGGTGGTGAGACAAGAAAGAACTATCCTAAATGTGTACCTGCTGCAAAAGCTAGATCTATGTCTGCCAGTCAAATAGCTTCAGCAGTTTCAAGAAAACAAAAAGCTGAAAGAAAAACAAGACAAGATAAGAAACCTAACTACGCTAGGACTTAGACAGTTCTTTTTTTACGATCTCGTAATCTTTCCAAATATATTCTAAAGGTTTCCATATCCCTGTTTGTTTTACCTTTGCTCTTCTATAATGAATGATGGTTGAGTGATCGTAATTAAAAAACATTCCCAACTTAGGTGTTGAGATTTGGAAGTGTTCTAAAATATAATTAATAATAACTGATCGTGGTTTAATCATGTAAGCCAATCTTCTTCTGCTCATGATTTCTTTGGTGCTAATGTTATAATGTTTACCGACAGTATATAATATCTTATTAAAAGTTTCATAACCTACAGGGTGCTTGTACTCGACTTGCTTTCTAATTCTATCTCGATCTTCTTTCATTTGTAGTTTGTCTGCAAGTGCTTGGCTTTTAAAAACTAAATGCGTTTCAGCTAACCTGTAACCATTCTTAAATCCTGTTCTATATATCTGTAGTTCTCTTGTTGATAGTTCTCTAAACATGATAGCTTTCATGCCAAGTTTAATTTGTTTTTTTTTCTTATTGATTATTTCTAAGTGCATAGTACCCTTTCAGTTGTTGCCAACTTTTGTTGTTGTTTTAACTTTGTTAATAAAAGACTAAGCTCTCATTAACTGGTCTTCATAGTCTGTGACTTTCAAATGTAAGCTATAACTTTCAGCTTTTAATTTGTTAGCCTTTTGAACGTACTTAACATACAGCTCACTTTTCTTTCTCTGTAGGTCTCTCGTTCTCTGCAGACTTTCCTTGATCTTTGTTAGATCTTGGTTGTTGTCCATCAGTTTTCTCCTTCACTATTGTGTGATCCCATTTAATTTCTTGGACCACTACTTCTACTAACTCTCCCTCACTTGAGGGGTCGGCAGCTTTCTTAACGGAATCAAAACTTTCTACATATTTAAAGTTTGCATCTCCGTACTTTGTTCTTATAACCTTTTTGGTGGATTTGTCAATCATTGTAATCTCTTTCTAATATAAATTCTAGGTTTTGTATGGCTTTTAATATATCCTCTTTGCCATTTTTAAACGAGTGTCTCGACACATACTTAACAACACATCCCTCAGCAAATTCCATACGATTAGCTTGTATGTATTCAATGGGTTGGATTTTAAAATTATCTTTATAGTGTGAGCCACCAATTTGTTTCTGTAATTTATTTTTATTCATATTGTTTGGAGTCTGTGGCGAAGGAAAACAACGTAAGAAAGTCAAGGGTAATGACTAAAACTCCGCCACAAACTTTAGAGCCTAAGCTCTATCTTTTATAACTACCATAAGTTCCAGTTTTTGGGAAAGGTTTTTTATACCCACCCATTGCTGGTTGTCCACTTCCACCTGTTGATGATTTACTTGCATCGTTAGGTTTTAATGAAACATTTACACCACCTGTAGCTTGTCCATCATCTGTTGTAGCACCGAAAGCAGCTTGACTATACCAACCATTGGCTTCTTGAGGGATATTCACACCAATAGTCCAGTTCTTGTCAGGTCTTTCTTCATTCTTGGGAGCAACAAAAAGAGGAGTATTATCTCCTTGTTCTTTTTTCATTTGCATTATGTCAAGAATGGTTTGCTTTAAAACAGGGTGGTTCGCAATAAGTTTTATGTATATATTACTCATTATGTTCTCCTATTTAGTTCATCCCCTCTTGTCTCTAACAGATCACTTATCTCTGCGTACAATTTGGGACTTTTGTTTTTAAGTGCAGTTTCAATATAAGGATCAACTTCTTTCTTGACCCTTCTGTATTCATAAATGTTTTTACATCCTTGAATATCAGACATGATTTCTTGCACATCTTTTTTTACATGAGTAGTTTGACTACCATGTTTCGGACCACTACTCTGTGGAATTTTGTTAGTTGAAAAAGGTTTGGCATTATAACCATCTTCTAAATCTAAACCTGTTTTCAAATGTAATGCGTTTAAGTAAGCATACTTCTTGGCATAACTCATACCATTACCTGTACCAAACTTATCCAGGTTTCCCATAGCACTACAACCAGATACTTCTACAAATTGTTTAGGATCTTCAACATCGTGTATCTTCATGTTGCAAGTCACCAATATAAAACTATCTGTCATTTGATTTTCGTATGTACAAACAGGATATAAGCCATTGTTCAACAAGGCTTCCATTGCCACCTTTTGTACTTCATCATGTAGTAAAGGGTTGAAGTGCATACCTTGTACCTTCTTACCTTTAGCCACACCACCTGCTTCACAGGCAGCTTTGTGTAATTTTTGATATATGTTTATCTTCATGCGTCTATTCTCCATAGTTGTTTAATTGTTTTACGTTGTTTGTCTGTTAGGTATTTATAATGGTAGTAATGATTTAAGTCAGGTGGTTCTGAAATGTCTGCTAACTTTTGCAAATCCCCCTTACAATAAATAATCATTTGTTCCCAGTTATAAATTTTGTTTACCATTAGATTGTATTGGTATTCTAAATGGTCATCATACAATGCTGCGTGAGTATCATCGTAGATTAAATATTCTTTATCATTAACTAAAACTAAAAAAGGTTTCTTCCCTGTACACTTCCAATAGAAAGCCACTTGTTTCCAATAGTCATCAAAGACAGCATCATCATTAAGGGTTTGTGTTTTAAAATAATATTCATCTTTACCTTTCTTCTTTACAATACTAGGTGGTTTAGTTTTAAGTTCTATAAATACATTGTCAGTTTCATAATCAATACGACCTATGATGTCGTGTAATAATTTCTTAGGTTTGTTCATGACATATCGTTCAGAAGTAATCTTATTTTTGCCACAAAGTTCTTTGACCACCTTTCTTGTTTGCTCAATGGTCCTATGTGCATACTCAATCATGTGTTCTCTTGCGTAAGCGTCTTTATGATCGACAGGATCATACTTATTAATATCATCTAACTCCCTGCCAAACACCTCGTCATAGTTCCTGTTAGTTAATGTTATGGTTTTGTCTTTATAAAATAAAGTTTCACATTCCATTCTTTGAGCTGTGTTATTAACTAGGTTTCCAAATCTAGGTTTGTATTGCAT